TCACTTCAGTTTCACCCAACAACGCAGAAAGGTTGTTAGCGTGGATCAACATATGACGACCTTCAGCAGGTACGTTGTTAGCGTCCATCAACTTCTTAGCTTCTAACAGCTTGTCCATGTTCAGGTTGGTGTTAGCACCACCGATTGAAGAAGCAACAGTTAGAGAAGTAGAAGCTGCGTCAAGTGCATCGATGATCAACTGGTCAGCACGACGACCGATTGACTTAGATACAACTTGAACCAACTCAGAACGCTCGTCGAAGTTGATTTTAGCTTGGTTGAAGATGTCTGAGTACTCAGCAGCGATGTAATCTGACAAGGTTACAGTTGCTTGAGAGTAATCAACATTCATTGGAGTAACGTCAGTTTGTGGAACACGAACTTGCGCTACGCCTTTGCCAATTTTAGGGAACTTGTGAGTAGAACCTTCTACACCAGTACGAAGACGGACGGTATTACGCAACATAGACTCACCCTGGTAAGCCTGTTTAACCTCCGCATCGAACAGCGTAACAAAGGCGTTTGATACATTAATTGCCATTGTGATCTCCTGATCAATAATTTACGGTTAAAGTTTCGCTCTTATGGTTGTCCACATTGCGTGGGCCTGAACTTGCGTTTTACAACTCGCCCGTTGAGTAGGTCACTACTATTTAGGGTCGCTAATGCGATTAGCCTACGGTGATTTTATACACGAATCAGAAACTTGCAACAAGTATTTAAAGAAAAACCCCAATTAAGGGGTTTAACTTTACTATTGACCAAATGCCTGTTCGAACATCTTTTCAACTTTTCGTCGATAAGCTGGGTCAGTCTTGTACTCTGGCTTGCCTACCATCTCATATAGCTCATCTTTTGATGGCATATCTGATGATGGAGCAGTCTCAATCTGTACTCGACCTTCATACGAAGAACGTAGCTTTTGAAGTGCTTTGATGCCATTGGCAGTGCCACCCCAAATCTTAAACTCTTCGTAATCCTCTTGCCCCCAAATGCCTTTATCAACAAAGCCCTGTCCCCAGGTTGCCATGTTCTTAATAATGGCATCTGCATTAGGGCCTAGAGCTGCTCGCTCTTGCTCTAATGAGACTTGGATTTGTTGCGCCTCATTGCCTCCAAACTCCAAGACTGCTGATGCAAGCTCGTCAAAAGCCTCTTGATTGATACCGTTCTTCTTTGCCCATTCAACATAAGCGCCGACAACAGGATCGTCTTCTGTCGAGCCATTGAACACATCCATCGTGTAGTCTTCTGGAGCTTTGTGATCACCAGCACGGAACTTCTTTTCTAGCTCTGCGTATGATTTGGCAATCTCTTCAAGCATTGGTTCATTGTCGTCCTTAGCCCAGAACTTCTCTGGCCACCAATCAGGACGCTCTAATGGTTCTGCTGACTCCGCTTCAGGGTCAGCAGCCACATGGCTGATTTCCGCTTCAGCAGAGGTTGTGCTGTCTTCTTGTGTTTCAGCTTCCGCTGCTACACCGTCTAACAGGCCACCGCCTTCTTCGGTTTCGCTCATTCTTTAATCCTCTTGATACGTTTTTCAATGTCGCGAATGACAGCATTCTGTCCTTCACGGTAAAACCCGTAGCTGCTTTCAGCTCCAGGTTGCCAGCTTGGATTCTCAAGATAAGTCTCTCGAAGCCATGCCAACACTTTTTGCCCATTCTCAGTCGAGAATGTTCGTGCAATTAGGATGTCAAGATCGTCGCGTTTACGGTCTTCTGGAATGCTTACGTCAGGCTCAATTTCGTCCCAGCTCATTGAGTCATGCCTTCAGCAGCCATTTCTGCCGATTGCATAGGACTAGCGCCTTGCATTTGTGCTTGTTGGACTGCCATCGCCATTTGCTGAGCTTCCATCATCATCTGCTCACGCTCCATAGGCGTTGTGCGGATAGCGGCAGGAATACCCATCTTGTCAGCTACATAGTCAATCATGTCGCCTGTCTTAACAGCCAACTGACCTTCTGGCCCCATACCTTGTGCGATTTGAGCGAACTGCATAATCTGATTCACCTCTTCCATATTCTGTGCTGCTGCCAATGGAGAAGTAGGACTTACCTTGACTTCTAAGCCATCGACCTTCAACGGAAGGGTAATCATGCCATTCTGATCCATAACTTCCAGTGTCTTAGCAACCAGTGGGATCATAGTCTCGTTGACCAATCGACCAAACGCAGAACCTAAGTTCTGAGCTAGCTCTTTCATACGCTCGACAACTTCTGTCGCAGAGCGAGCAGACATATTGTCAGGCGGCAATGATTCATCTAAAAGTGTTTTCTTAATATTCATGCGTAAGTCATTGATAATAATCTGACTTACGTTGAAATCACCTGCTCGTGGTAGAGCGCGGAGAGATTCACCTTGAGGGCCACCATTCCTCGCAACAGGTATGATCGCGCCAGGAACGATTCGTATTGTTTGCGGGTTCAATACGCCATCGTCTGCTGCTGTGTACACGCCCGTGATAGCCAGTGACGCATTTTTTAACAACAACTCAAGCGTCTTGTTCAGGGTCTTAATGTCAGGCAGCGCAGTAATCACTGGGCCGCGACCATAGATTTCACCAGCCACTTTCATAAAACGGCTGACTACCCAAGGGCTAGACTTCTGGCGCTTGTAAACTAGCTCAGATTTGCTCTTTGGGTGAATAACGTGATAGCAATAATCGCCACGATCATAGTCGTAAATAGTTGCTTCAACTAAGTCAACTTCTTCAGTTGGCTTATCATCAATTCGTTTTTGTAGCTCAGAATCAATTTCAGCGTCAGGCCACTGCTGCTTAATCGCTTCGCCCTTAATACGCATACGACGGTACACATTGTCTACCTGACCGTTTGCGCCTTCTTCAAATGCCACAAGATACTGAGGAACAGGGATAAAGTTAATCGGTGTAATGCCATCGCCAGGTTGAACCAGCATCACTGCTGTACCAACTGACAGGTCAAGCAAGAACTCACCAATCGCAATGTCAAAGTTCGACTGCTTTAACACATCGAACATTTTGTCATTAAATACGTCTAAAGCTTGTTGTACTTCAAATCGACGCTCAGGTGGAACATCGCTACCTGGCTCTAGCTTGCACCACTTACGCTGTGGCGGGAAGATGCCAGATTGCATACGGTTAGCAAAACGCTGAGTTGAGTTAATAGCGGTAGAGTCAAATACACGACTCATCTTCTTTTGACCGCCTATTTTGCCCTCAAAGTCACCGTCATAAAGGTTACGCTGTGGCAATGCAAACTCGTACGCATCTTCGTACAAGTCACGGAAATTGTCTTTGCGAGATTGAGCAAGCTGTTGACGCTTAATAATCTGCTCTGGTGTGAGTTTCTTTGGCTCTGCCATTGCAGGCTCCTTATTCGTACCAAGTCAAAATGATTTCAGCGGGCTGTGCTGATCCGCTGTTGTTAGTTAAACGCAGCAAATAAGTTGTTAGCGGCTTAAGAATAATACTCGCTGATGACACATCGCCACCTGCTGCTTTCTTTTTAACACCACCAATCAAAATGTACTGGGCTAGCGTTGTTCCTGTTGAACTTACAGTAGGAGACAATAAGATAGCGGAGTTGCTAGTGTTAGTACTATTGCGATCTAAGTTGATAGAGCCTAACGGCGTTCCGCCTGACACGGTTGCGTTTTCATAGAAGTAACCCATGCCGTTGCCGCCACTAATGCCTTCAACATTCATTCTTGCTTCAACGCCAGAACCAAACGCAATCGCTAAATCTAAGCTAGCACCATCAGCCAATGAGGTTGATACTGCGCCAGCAGAATAGGCATCACCTTGGATAATATGCCCCTCAAGCGTAGATACTGTCGGTAGTCCGTAAGCTGTGCTTATTAGTACCTGCTCATCATTGCCATCTATATAGGACGGTGACGTATGCTTAGTATTGATACCAAGCGATTCGCGTTTTACGACAAGGCGTGTCATTTCTTCTTACGCTCAGCCTCAGAATAAGCAATAGCCGCAGCTTGCTTCTTACTTGTTACCTTTTTGCCAGAGCTAGACTTTAGTTTGCCTTTTGCAAACTCTTTCATCACTTTAGCAATCTTTTCTTGCTTCACGATATGATATCCGTACCAAGACCAAGCTCTGAATCTTCACGATCAGCTAACAACATACGGCGACCGCCTCGCTGACGAGCAAGTGTTTTAGCCTGAAGTGCAGCACCTTCACGAGCTGTTTGCGCTTGTTGACGCTTCTCTTGTGACTCTAACTGCTCTCGTTGAATTCTTAACTGCTCTTCTTGAGCCGAAGTGTCAGGTTTACCAAATATAGCACTCATCATTAACCACCTAATGTATCTTGGGTATCGCCTAAACTACGAGAAAACAAACCACCCATGCCGCGACGTGCTCGTAAAGAGGCTTGCCTTTGCATTGCTGCTTGCGTGTCCGCTGCTGTTGCAGTAACTTTTTCTGGAGCTGTGGCTGTAGGCTGTTTGCCTTTGCCTGTAACTTTTTCAACTACAGCGCTCATAATTTAATCCTTTGTAATTGCCATCATAAAAAAGTCAGAACCATCGGGGCCAAATCGCCTCATTACACCATCATCTGAAAAGCCTAAGCACTTTGCCCACTTGTACGCTCTGATATCATCGCATCTTACTGTAATTTGTAAACGATTCAACCTATCTTTTTGAAATTTAAGCGCAATCCACTTTTTTGCAACCTTTGTCATAGCAAGACCGTAGCGTCTTACTGCCTCATCCACTAAGAACCAACCTTCTTCTAAGCCTGTCCAGATGGGTGATGAGCCAAAGATGCCAAGCGTTTTACCACGCTGTATTACCGTAATCGCCTGACCACCTTCTGCTTGCGTCGTTATGCGATGACGTAACTCAGACTCATCATGTCCTTGTAAGTCAGGCTGATTCAACACAAAGTTATTTAGATGTTCGCGCATAAATGGCACGATCACCACACCAGGTGGCAACTTACAGACAAGAT